TTCTAACTCAACCGCAGAAGAAGTAATCTCAGCACCAAAGGCGTCAACACCTACGGTAGACCCACAGGAAGATGATGATGTGGATTCTGAATTACCGTTCTAATTAATTCATAATATGTTCCCGACACCAATGTCGGGAACATCTTTTAAAAAACAAAACAATGGCAGGTATTAAAAAAACAGATTTTTCAGCAATAAAGAAGAAATTCTCGAAAGAGGCTGAATACAAAGCTGACCGTTTCTTCGATTTGGGTGATGCCTTCTTGGATGCAACTGGTCTTCCAGGACCGGCGATGGGACACATCAATATGTTATTAGGTCACAGTGATACAGGTAAAACAACCGCACTTGTAAAGTCGGCGGTAGATGCACAAAAGAAAGGAGTTGTTCCTGTGTTCGTTATTACAGAACAAAAATGGAGTTGGGAACACGCTGAGTTGATGGGGTTTGATAAGAACGGAGATTATCTTTTCAATAGTGATTTTGAGTATATTGAACAAATTACTGAGTACATCAATGAATTATTAGATGCTCAAGAAAAGGGAGACTTACCTCACGATTTATTAATTCTTTGGGATTCAGTAGGTTCAGTTCCTTGTAAAATGACTTACGATGGTAAAGGTGGTAAACAACACAACGCATCAGTTTTAGCTGACAAAATTGGAATGGGTATCAACCAACGTATCTCAGGATCAAGAAGGACAGATAAACCTTATACGAATACATTAATCATTGTTAACCAACCATGGGTAGAATTACCTGACAATCCTTTTGGACAACCAAAGATTAAAGCAAAAGGTGGGGAGGCAATTTGGTTAAACTCAAGTATCGTATTCTTATTTGGTAATCAAAAAGGAGCGGGAACAACAAAAATCTCTATCACAAAAGATAAGAGAAAAGTTAAAATAGCAACAAGAACAAAAATCTCTATAATGAAAAATCATATTAATGGTTCAGGTTATGAAGACGGACGTATCTTAGTTACAGCCCACGGGTTTATGTCAGCAAAAGAAGATTCAGAAGAGAAGAAATCAATTGAGGACTATAAAAAAGAACAGGGTGATTACATCGGTAAGATGTTAGGTGTTAATGTTACAGACATCACAGACGTACAAGTTGTAACAGAAGAGAGTGATCTATAAATAATTTTTAATGTCGGTTTTACTTGTTGACGGAGATAATTTACTTACGATTGGTTTTTATGGTGTTAAGAATATGTTCTATAAAGGAACACACATTGGAGGTATCTACCATTTTCTTAATACTCTTAGGAGAGCGTTTGAGACATATCATTTAGACAAAATAGTTGTTTTTTGGGATGGGTTAGATGGTTCTGCCACTCGTAGAAAAATTTATGTTCATTACAAGGAAAACCGACGTCAAAGAGTTAGGTCGGAGGAAGAATTAAATTCATATCAATACCAAAGGGAAAGAATAAAACAATACCTTGAAGAACTTTACGTAAGACAAGGCGAGTTTGAATATTGTGAAACCGATGATTGTATTGCGTACTACACACAAAACTCACCCAACGAAAACAAAATTGTGTATTCATCGGACGGTGATTTAACTCAACTGGTTTCTGAAAACACACAAATTTTCAACCCTTCTCATCAAAAACTTTATAAACAAAACGACTCTATCGTTTACGACCATGAGGAAATTTTAATTGAGAATGTAAAATTAGTTAAAATGTTATGTGGTGATTCCTCTGATAATATTGCAGGAATAAAAGGTATGGGAGTTAAAAGATTTTTATCTCTTTTTCCCGAACTTAAAACCGAACATTTATCTGTTGAACAAATTAAGGATAAAACCAATGAAATGTTCCTACAAGATAAACACAATAAATTACTTACAAATTTACTTACAGGAGTAACCAAACATGGCGTATTTGGTGAAGAGTTTTTTGATGTAAACAGTCGTATAGTTAGTTTAGATTCACCATTCCTAACCGATGAGGCAAAAGAAAGTGTTGATTTATTAATAAACGAAAAATTAGATCAAGAAGGAAGGTCATATAAAAACGCCATGAAAATGATGACTGAAGATGGATTATTCAACGTGTTACCAAAATCAGACGACGCTTGGATAAAATTTATAAACCCATTTTTACGATTAACAAGAAAAGAAAAAAATAAAAGAACAATCAAAATTAAAAACAATGAGTAATTACCAAAACCAAGACAATATCACTAAATTTGAGTTTTTGTTGTCGTTAGAAGGACATATTGTATGTCAAAGATTTTTCAACGTTAGAGATTACAACCCTCAAGCAAGAAGAAGTATGGATCTTCACTATTATGTAAAAAATATTTGTGAGGATATGTCTGAAGATTTAAAAATAAAATGTTCCAATTATCTATGTGAAAATCTGAATTTTTTCCTCAATTCAGAGAGCGTGGAAGACGAGGCAAGTAAGTCAAAAGAACATTTTTTATTGGAAATTAAGATAGGTGACGATGTATTTATTCAAAGGATATTCCCAGCATATCTCTACCATCCAAAGGTTAGATACACTGTTGATATTCGTCCAAACCTAAAGAGAATTTTGTCAGATTTGACTGACATTTTATCATCTGATGAATTGGAAACGGCTTATTTACACTACGAACTATAATTTAAAAACATATATATAACAATTACAATGGAAGAAAGGAATTTTGGGCATTTGGGATTTTCATTTCAACAATCCCTAATTAAAGCAATTATTGAAGACAAAAAGTACGGCGAAACAATCATAGATGTATTAGAGAGTAAGTTCTTTGAAAATAATTCATTCAGATTTATTATGGAGAACGTGAAAGAGTTGTACAAAACCTACAATAAAATTCCTGATTACAATACCGTAGCACAAAAAATTATGTCAGAGGGAGGAAATAAAGATTCCTCTAAAGTTCATGTCGATACGTTGGACGCTATTAAAAAAAACGAACAACAAATAGAGTATGTTAAGGATACCGCACTTAATTTCTGTAAACAACAGAATTTAAAAAAGGAACTTAAAGGTGTTCAAAGTATCATCGATAATGGTGATTTTGAATCTTACAATAAGATTGAACAAATAATTCAAAAGGCATTACAAGTTGGTATATCTAACGACGAGGCAACTGATGTGTTTCATGATATCGAAGGGGCATTAGAGAAAGACAATAGACAACCAATTGCACTTGGTATTGTAGGTGTGGATAACTTATTAAATGGTGGGTTAGGAAGAGGTGAATTAGGAATTGTACTAGCACCAACAGGAACAGGTAAAACAACATTACTTACCAAATTTGCCAACACGGCATATAATTTAGGGTACAATGTTGTACAAATATTTTTTGAGGACAATCCAGGAAATATTAAAAGAAAACATTATACCATTTGGACGGAAATTTCTCCAAATGAACAACCTAATTACAAGGATGAAGTTCAGAAAAAAGTTAAGGAGATACAGGCAAATTCAAAAGGGTTTTTAAAACTATTGAAATTATCTAGTGATAATGTAACCATTTCTGAAATAAAGAACAAAATTAGAAAAATGAATTCAGAAGGTGAAAAAGTTGATTTATTAGTTATTGACTATGTTGATTGTATTTCACCAGAAAGATCAACCTTTGGAGAAGAATGGAAAGGAGAGGGGTCAATCATGAGAAGTTTAGAATCAATGACAAGTGAGTTTGAAATGGCTATATGGACAGCAACACAAGGTAATAGAGAATCTATTTCATCTGAAGTAGTTAACAGTGACCAAATGGGCGGGTCAATTAAAAAGGCACAAATTGCACACGTTATATTATCAATCGGTAAAACGTTAGAACAAAAGGAAAATAATTTGGCAACACTTACATTACTTAAATCTCGTATCGGTAGAGATGGTGTTGTTTTCCAAAACTGTAAATTCAACAATGAATTCCTATTCATTGATACCGAAACACAAAACACCCTATTGGGTCACGAAGAACAAAAAGTTCAAATAAATGCTAACAGAGCCGCTGAAGCATTTAAAAGAAGACAAGAATTGGCAAAAAAATAAAAAAACAATAAAACTATGACGGAGAAGATTTTACAAGATAACCCTGGACGCTTTGTCCTTTTTCCAATCGAACACCATGACTTATGGAAGTTCTATAAACAATCAGAAGCATCCTTTTGGACCGCTGAGGAAATTGATTTAGGTCAAGATATATCCGATTGGGAAAACAAATTAAATGCTGATGAACAACATTTCGTAAAACACGTATTGGCATTTTTTGCGGCGTCTGATGGAATTGTAAACGAAAATTTAGCAATGAACTTCGTTAATGAGGTACAATATACTGAAGCAAAATTCTTTTATGGTTTTCAAATCATGATGGAAAATATCCACAGTGAGACCTATTCACTTTTAATTGACACTTTAGTTAAAGACAGAGATGAACAACATAAATTGTTCAACGCAATTGAAACCATACCGGCAATTAAAAAGAAAGCGGATTGGGCACTTAAATGGATTAACTCTGAATCATTTGTAGATAGACTATTAGCATTTGCAGCAGTAGAAGGAATATTCTTTTCAGGTTCTTTCTGTTCAATCTTTTGGTTAAAGAAAAGAGGATTGTTACCGGGTTTAACATTTTCTAATGAGTTAATATCAAGAGATGAGGGAATGCATTGTGATTTTGCTTGTCATTTATATAACAACCATATTGAGAATAAAATCTCACAAGAAAGAATTAAAGAAATTATTTGTGGAGCATTGGAAATTGAGAAAGAATTTATTCTTGAGGCATTACCTGTTCGTTTAATTGGTATGAACTCAGATTTAATGTCACAGTATCTTGAATTTGTAACGGATAGATTATTGGTTGCATTGGGTGTACCTAAAGTATATAATTCTGAAAATCCATTTGATTTTATGCAAAACATCGCATTACAAGGTAAAACTAACTTCTTTGAAAAGAGAGTTGCGGAATATCAAAAGGCAGGGGTTAATAATGTATCGGAGGATTTAGATTCCGCATTTGGAGAAGTAGATTTTTAAAATTATAATAAGAACATGAAAGTTAAAAAGAGAGATGGTTCCTTAGAGGAAATGAGATATGATAAAATAACACGCAGAATTAGTGTTTTCTGTAGTGATTTGAACTTGGAATATATTGACCCAACATATGTTACTTTAAAAGTAACACAAGGCATTTATGATGGAATATCAACAAGTGAATTAGATAAATTAGCTGCAGAGACTGCGGCGTCTATGGTGACAACCCATCCCGATTACGCTAAACTTGCGGGAAGACTTGCGGTTTCTAATTTACACAAAACGACACCAAGAAAGTTTTCACAATGTATAAAAGAATTACATTCCTTTGTTGAACCAAAAACTGGTAAAGAATCTTCATTAATCGATGATAACATTTTTCAATTTGTTATGGAGAATAAAGAATCTTTAGACGGTGCGATATCAATAGACAGAGATTTAAACTTTGATTATTTCGGTATTAAAACGTTAGAAAGATCATATCTTTTAAAGATTGGTGATAGAATTGTTGAAAGACCACAATACCTTTATATGAGAGTTGCGGTTGGTATTTGTAAAGGTGATTTAGATATGGCGTTAAGAATTTATGACGACCTATCACAACACTTCTACACACACGCAACACCAACATTATTTAATGCGGGAACACGTAGACCACAAATGTCTTCTTGTTTTCTAATTGGTAATAAGGGTGACGATATTGATGGTTTGTTTGATACAATTAAAGACGTGGCGAAGATTTCTAAGTGGGCTGGTGGTATTGGATTACACGTTCATGATGTTCGAGCTAAAGGGGCTTATATTAAAGGAACTGGTGGAGAATCTGACGGTTTGTTACCTATGATGAAAACATACAATG